AATAAAGCCGTGTCTGTCCAAACATAAATTGCATTTCTACCAAGTTTAGCTCCCATGATCCGTGATCCGTCGGCCAGCCTTTGTGTGCCAGCACTATTGGTTGCTGTTGGTGTGTAAGTATTTATATCCTCTTGGTTTGAGAATCTAATAAACATATCGTCTTGTGAAGATTTATCACCTATAGTTGTTTCTGTTCCAAAGAATACTAAGTGACGATCGGGTGTTGATACTAACATATCTCTAGATGCAGTTGGCGCACCAGTTATAATTGTAGCTCTTGTTGCTGTTGCATTTGATGCATCTGCGTCCCATTGAAAACATTCTCCGTTGTGTATTAATGCAATAAGTGTACTACCTAGATTGTCCAATGACCATAAACCAGGGTCTGTTACTTTATCGGTGTTAGCTGCAGGTGATCCCCATCCAGTCCAAGAAGATGTATTGGTTACAGTTGCTCCATTAGAGTGTGATGACCTAGTAGAGCCTCTTGCAGCTCTAGTAATACCTGTTAATTTTGAACCTGTAATTCCAGTGTAAGATATTTCTTCTGACCCTACTTGAATATAATTAGTTCCTGAGGTTGGAAAACCTGTAACACTATTTAAAGTTATTTCTGTAGCTGATCCGTTATTACCATTGGTGTCATCAGCTAACGCTCCATTTAACGTTGTTGTAGCTGATCCTAAAACATTTCCACCCCACAATGCTATACCCCAACCAAAAGCTCCAACTTGTTCTGCAGGTCCTACATGGTAATATTGATAATAAGTAATTCCCCCAGAAGTAGTTGCTCCACTTCCTGTTTCAGCAGTTGGCATTGTAATAGTTATAGTAGTAGAACTTGGTACACTTGTTACCATAAATTTTTTATCAGCAAAATCAGAAGCTCCAAAATTAGAGTTAGTAATAGCTGAAAATGTAGAAGCATCACCAAACAATATTATGTCTCCTGCTTGAAAATTGTGAGAACCAGGAAAAGTTATTGTTACTTCTCTGTCGTTATTAGTTGTGCTAAACGCATTAGTAATTGCTGTACCTGATGGATTAGTTAAAGGATGTATATCATAGTAAACTCCTCCAGAATATACATATAAAATTCTATTTGTACCTATAGCTGCAAATTTAGTTGAGGCTGAATTAATAAAATGATGTAAACCTCTTGCAACACCAGTAAGTTTTGATTCTCCTAATTGATTCCAACCACCTATTTTTTCAGGTGTGCCATATCTAAAACGAACATTCTGACCACCAGTCCATTGAGACTCAGCACCAGTAGCTGTAACTTGTTTATTGAATCCAGGTAAAAAACCTAATTTTTGTAACATATAACCTCATTATAATACTATTTTACAAATCCTGGTATACCTAGCATAGGTCTTCCATCAAATTTGTTTTTTTCAGCAAATGGGCCATTTACATGATTATAATGTAGAAATACTTGACCGCAAATGTTCCCGTCAAAAGGCTCTCGCCAATGTTCGAGATCACAGCCACTATATACTAGCATATCCCCTACTTCAAGCAATACCTTTTCACCTTTTGGCGGATTAGGTTCTACTACATTATTTTTTATATCTATAACAGTATCAGCACCTGTTCCATCAATAAATATAGGCCAAGGATCACCTCCTAAATTAATCGTGGTTGATATCTCACAACTAGGTCTATCTTTGTGTCTTACTAAAATATCACCTTTTTTGTAAGCTCTTGCGTATGAATATGTGGGTAATAAATCTAAATTTGTTTCTCGTTTCATTACAGGTAACATTTTAACTAACAGCGTTTCCATAACAGGATCAGCATAATGAGCATAAGTTTGTGGAATCTGTGGGTCTTTCCATGTACCCAACATACCATTATCGTATATAATATTCTTATCGTACATATACTTAACCGCGTCACGTTTAAGTAAAAAATAATTAAATATAAAATTAGCTAACTCATAACTAATTGCATTTTTAATTACGTGATATTTATTAAACATCAAACCCTTTCTGTAAAAAATTAAACGAAACGGATATTCTTATATCATTAGATTGATTTGGTTCAACAGAGTGCCAAAGATAATGTGGAAACATAATTATTCTACCATCTAAAGGTTTAAAATGTATTGATCTCCATAAATGTTTTGGTGGGATACCTTCTTTTCTTTCCGGCATATTTAGTTGTGCTCCTGTTCTTGGTTCATTACAAACTAAATCACCAGAGTCTTTTGAAGCTTTTACATAATACACACCACTAAATAAACTATTGGGATGTATGTGAGGAGCATTGTATCCACCTGGTGGATTTATATTAGCCCACATATTTCCTAATACAGGTTCTCGACTTAACCATTCTTCTTCGTATATTTCAAATTGCATTTTAAACAATTCATCTACTAAAGGTTTAAATATAGGTATTTTATGCATGTTAGTTCTAGAGTGCCAACCATTACGATTTGTTTTCTTAACACCAGGATCTTTTCTAGACCATTCAATTATTTCATTAGCAAATAATTCATTATTTAATTTTACATCTTTGCCATATATAATTGTTGGAAAAAATTGTTCTTTAATCATTATCTAAATGGTTTACCTCCAAACCAAACAACAAGAGATTGTCTAATACCACGTTTTACAGGATTAACTCTGTGATTTAAAAATGATGCAAAACAAATAGCATGTCCTTGTTTTAATTCTGCAAATCTACCTGGTGTCATTAGTTCTAGATCTCCACCTTCAAACTCCGATGGGTCATTCAATAATAATGTCATTGATATTTTTCGCACCGGTGGTTCTTGTTCCATGTTAACGTCACAATCCATATGCCAATCATAAAATCCGCCCTCTGGATATTCTGTAAATTGAGCGTGTTCCGTAATTTGTATATCATCAAAACCAAAATGATTTAAATTTGCTTTTTGTATAAAATTATTAAGATCACGATACATGTGTTCCATTTCTTTAAATGGTAACCAAGAAATTGTAGTCACTCTTTTCTTTGTATCTGTCCCACCTCCAGGTTTACCCATACCAACTTGCGCTTGTTGTGGTGGTCGACGTCTACCTGCTTCTATAATTTGTCTACACTGATCAGGTGTAAACAATGGTGTAGTTGTTTGTATTATCCAACTCTTCCATTTAGGTTCTGTAATATTTCTATTTTCGTACATTAACTTACTCCTCTGTTTTCAATTGGGTTATAGTCTACATCACAGTTTGCAGCTAAAGTTCTTCTATATCCTGATCCATTAAATGGATAAACACAATGTCTTATGTCATACGGAAAAATATAAAAATCTCTTTCTTTAATTTTTGGTTGATAATCCATATGTGCAAACATACCAGAAGTTGATCCTAGTATTTGTAGTCTACCGTTCTGTGGTTGGTTGGATGCTGAATATTCTACACCAAAACTTTTAGGTAGTTTTAAAATCATAACACTAGATAAACCTGTAAACATCGATCCTTGATGCACGTGTATTGGATTATATTCATGTTCTTTCATTTCATTTACCCAAATAGAGTTTAAATGTATTTGATAATTTTTTATTTTATTAAAATCTAAATAATGTCGGTAGCATTCCTCAAAACATTTTAAAACATTTAAAGGTAATAAATTATGTGTTTTCATTTGAATTTGATCTTTACCATTATAAAATAAACTATGTTCATTTTTAATTTTACCGACTAATTGTGTATTGGCTGTTTTTAAAATATGAAAGTTTTTTTCATAAACGTCATTAATAATGTTATATATATCAAAAGGTATTTGATACCTTAAGATCGATTGACCTAAAAATACAAAATTAAATTTCATCTATATTTATTTCTTTATAGCTTTTAGCTGCTTCTATTATAGTATATTTATTTTTATCTTTCAATACTTGAATAGGAAATTCTGTAAAACCTAATTCTAGTCCAGCTAAATATCTATTATTGCCATATACAACTTTATATTTTTCTCCTTCCTTAACAACTAACAATGGATTAATTATTTTTCCAATTTTTTTAATATGATTTCTTACTTTTTTATAAAGTGAAGATTGTTTTTGATTATTTGGATTCTGCTCCAAGGCCCTGTTCTGAAGAAATAGCTTCTCTTTTTTGGCTTTCAAGTTGTACATTTTCTTTTTTAATCTTTTCAATACTATCTAGTTGACCTAATACATTAAACACTTCTGGTTGACTAGATCCAGCTGTTAAAGTGTTTTTTCTATTAATCATTATTTTATGATAAGAATCTAATTGATGGGTATTAACATTTTGAGTGTCAAATGAACCATCATCGTTTTCTTTTTTAAGTTGAGACCACAATTTAATTTCTCTCATACGGTCTCTAGCTGTTAGTTGCATAGTTGCTCTTCCATAAACTTTTTCATCTAAATCTATTTTAAGAATTTCTTTTTTATATTCATCTGTTTCTTTTTCTAATTTTTTCTCTAAGAATTTAATTTTTGCATCATTTCTTCGATATTCAAAAGAAAGTTGCATTAGTTGTTCTAGATAAACATTTTGTTCTCTAACACATTGCCAATACTTTGAGGCTTTGGTAGGGTATTTGTAATCATTTAAAACAGAAAACCTCATTTCAGTCTCAGTTCTAAATATTTGTTTTTTAGTCCAAGTGTCTCTTAGTTCTCCAGTTAGTTCTTTAAATTTACTAACATCATTTGGATCTAATAAATTATTTAAATTAGGTGATTCTTTTTCAATTAATTCTAATATATTTCTTTTTTCTGTCATATAATTCCTTTCGTTAACTAATATATACTTTCTCTACATGAAGTCAAGTTTAAGAAGAGGTAACGGTAACTGTAACCACTGCTGGTGAACTAAACTCTTCTGTTGCTATTTGAGGAGATCCAAGACCTGTAACCCATGTTGCAGATGATGTTACTTGGTTACTTGCATATCCTCCACTATCACCAGTCAAATTTGAACTAGGTCGTGTCGACCAAGAGGTGCCATCATAATTTAAAGAACTTGTATATTGACCAGGACCAGGAACGGCCGGACTTGATCCAAAAGCTACAAGAGCGTTTGTTGCAGTTCCACTTTGACTAGAAGAGGTTCTAGTTGCAGGTAAAGATGTTGCTGCTGTCCAAGTGCTGCCATCATAGTCAGCAACAACAGCACTTCTAACTGAATTTGATGCTTGCGTTCCTCCAGCATATAAAGCTGCTGTTTGACTTCCTACTAATGAGGGTGTTGATCTAAGACCCATAGGAAAAGAACCTGTGCTTGTCCAAGTAGACCCATTATATTCTTCATTATAAGTACCAGGAGCAGTAGATACAACTGTTCCGCCCGAACTTAATCCTGCTGCGGTAGAAATAGCACATATTGATGTAGCGTATCTTCCTGTACTTAAGGCTCCACTTGCTGTCCAAGAGGTACCATTATATTCTTCAGTGTTATCACTTCCACCACCGGGTGGGGGTGCAGGATATCCATAGCCACCACATGTTATAGCATCTGTTTGAGTGCCTGAACCACCTAACGATCTTCTTGCTGTGCCTACCATATTATTTGAAGCTGTCCAACTAGTGCCATCGTATTCTTCTGTAGCCTGAGTATTTGTACCCGGGGTACCTCCAGCAAAAACTACTCCTGCAGTCGTAGTTCCTGCACCTCCAAAACTATACCTAACTGTGTTAAGATTATTTCCTGTAGACCAGGCACCTGTAGGTGCTGAGATCTGTCCTTTTAAACTATTTGTTGTAGTATTATACCAAAGTTCTCCTACAATAGGATTACTAGGATCTGCTGATCTTATTGGTATGTTGTTTCCAAATATGTCTATATAATCTGCCATAATTTTTTAACTCGTTGTAATTGTTTTTGTTACTGCACCACTTCCTGTAAATTCTTCCATTGCTTTTAATGGACCACCACCACAAGCCCATCCTGCAGCTCTTGTGCTAACAGCACCAGAAGAACATGACATAGCGACGCTCATATTTGTAGAATTTGTCCAACTTGATCCATCATACTCTTCAGTTTTAGTAGTAGAACTTCCATCGTTTCCTCCTGCAATATATGCTAAACTTTGAGTTCCTCCGCCAGCTAAACCTGTTCTAGCTGTATTTACAACAGGTCCTGATGTCCAACTACTACCATCATAATTTTCAACCGCTGTTATTTTTCCGCTTGGTGAAGAACCTTCTGCATATTCTTGTCCAGAAATCATCATAGCCGCGCTTGCAGTTCCTGCTCTTGCATTATTTATTCTTGCATTTGACATGGTACCACCTGTGTCTGTCCAACATGTTCCATTCCAATCCATTGTTTTAGTATATGCAAATCTGTCTGGATAAGGGTTATCAAGTTGTCCTCCAGCACCTATTGCTGCTGTTTGTGTTCCTAAAACACTTACTGTAGAAGCAGCGGCTGGAATTGGATTATTAGCTGTCCATGATGAACCATTATAATCTAATGATGTGCTATAGTAATAAGTTGATCCATCGTTTCTAAATTCTCCAGCTGTTATGGCAGCTGTTTGTATGCCACCTATTCCTCCAGCATCTGTAAAAGTTGGCCATGCACCTCCAGCAGACCAAGAACTTCCATCGTATTCACCGACAAAACTTGTTCTACCACCTCCTGCGGGTATTGGTGCTGAACCGCTATAACCACCTACCATTAAACCTGCTGTTTGTGTTCCAGCTCCTATTGTAGAAATTGTTCCTATATTTTGAGGATAAGCTCCTCCTGTAGCCCAAGTTGCTGTTGAAACACTTTGCACCTTAGCTGTGTTAGAAGTCGTATTATACCAAACCTGTCCCTCTGTTACCGGGCTAGGGTCTGATGAATAGTTTTTCACCTTTTGTCCGTGTATGTCGTAATAAGTTGCCACTTATTATTCCTCCAGTGTTATAGCTTCTGGTCTTGTCATATCTTCAAAACCAGCTGCTGGTGCTTTTTCTTCTGCAGGTAATGCATCCCAAGCATTTTGTTGAGCAGTTATTTCTGCATCTACAATTGCTTGTGCTTCTGATAAAGTTTTTCTTTCACCAGCTACACCCGCAACCCATTGATTAGCATCTTGGTTATTTGCGTTTGTTCTCCACACATTACCAGGATAAGATCTAAATTCAAGCTTACGAGCATTCTCATGCGTAATAAAACCTTTGCCCCAGTTTGTTGCTACACAGTATTGATAGTTTGCCATAGTTTGTCCTCCTTAATTTTTTAACTCGTTGTAATTGTTTTTGTTTGTATCCCAGAAAGAAATTCTTCTGTAGAATCAGATTCATTACCAGGTAATGGTGTACTACCAAATCCACCAAATGCAAGTGCATTTGTTTGTGTTCCAGATCCACCTAAAACTTTTCTTGATACCGACAGATTAGCACTATTTGACCAAGAAGTTCCATCATAAAGTTCTGTTTCATTTCCTAAACCAGGAATAGTAGGTCCACCACCAAAAGCAACTGCCGCATCTTGTGTAGCCCCTGCTCCATTTAATTGATCTCTTGCTGTATTTAAAGGATTAGAAGTTGTCCAAGATGAACCATCATATTCTTCAGTTACACCTGTAATAGATGGATTTTGTCCACCAAAAGAAAGTCCTGCAGTTTGTGTCCCTGCTCCAGCATTTGTTTGTGTAGCTGCAGATAAACTTCCACCTGCTGTCCAAGCAGAACCATTATATTCATTAGTTACATCAGTAATTGGATTTCCACCTATACTTAAAGCGGCAGTTTGAATTCCTGCGCAACCCATAGCTTTAATTGAAGCGGGTAGAGTTGCTGGAGTAGTAGTCCAACTTGTTCCATCATAGTGTTGAGTAGTATTATAAAGTGGGGGTGGTCCAGCAGAGTTTCCTCCTCCGAAAGCTAAACCTGCTGTTAGTGTACCTGCAGCTCCTATATTTTCAACAACTGCACCTAAAGCTCCACCTGATGTCCAAGAAGTTCCATCGTATTCAAAAGTTGTATTAGTAGAATAAGGAGGCCCTGAAGGTGTATTACCACCAGCACCAAAACTTGCATTTTGTGTGCCTGCTCCATTAATAGCTTTTCTTGCTGAAGGTAAAGCTCCACCACTAGACCAAGCTGCTGTAGCAACAGCTTGTAATTTAAAATTACCAGCAGGAGTGTCATACCAAATTTGTCCTTCAATCGTACCTGAACTAGAGGCCAACGACTGAACAGCCGTTCCTTGAATTTCTTTATAGGTAGCCATTATTTAGTCTGCAACAACCAACCTTGAGTCGCATCTACATAGACCAGTGTGTTCGCCGCTCTTTCTGTAGAAACAACTAAATCTGCTGTTGCCCCCTGTATTTTGTGGCCATTTCTTGCAATGGTTAAATTATTAGTATCGAATGTACCTGCATAATCTACAAATGAAACAAAATCTCCAATAGATGCAGATCCTGGTAAAGTTAAAGTAATTGCATTTGATGTAGTGTTAAGAAAATAACCTTCTCCTGCAGTTGCTGCTTTACTAGCTGATGTAACAACAGCTTGCCATGCAGCACCGCCTGAAATAGTTGAAAAAGATAAATTACCAGAACCATCAGTGATTAACGCTTGATCAGCATCTCCATCGTTGGTTGGTAATGTTAAAGTTACGTTTGTACCTACAGTTGCTGGTGCTTGTAATGCTACGTAGTTTGAACTATCAGCATCAGCTAATCTTAAATCTCCTTGAGCTGCAATTTGAACATTGCTTCCATCAAAAGTTAAATTAGCAGATCCACCAAATGATCCTGAATCGTTAAATTGAATTTGTGTGTTTGATCCACCTGGAGGTGAAGATAAAGCTATTTCTTTTATTTGTGGATTAGTTCCATCGTTTGCAGTTGCAACTACTAATTTATCGCCTTTATCTGTAGCAGAAAAAGTTACTCCGCCATCAGAACCAGAAACATATTTAAATTGTACTGTGTGAGCTCCGGAAGTTGTGTTTCTTAAAAAATAAAAAGTTTCTATATCTAAAGGAATTGTTACAATTTGATTTCCTGTAATTGTACCTGTGAACTCAATCATTCTAAATTGAGCAGTTCCTGTAACGTTACCATCAACAACAGTTAGAGCTGTTGTTTGTGCGCTACCTGCAATAGATTTTGCAGAATAACCGCCAGTGATCTGTTCTAAAATCTGTAAATTTGTATTAGTCTTTGTACCCCAAGTACCAGCATTTTCGCCGGTTACCATAAGTTCTACGCCAAGAGGTGTATAAGTAGATGCCATTGTTAAAATCTCCTAGTTTGTTAGTTTATATTGTTTATTTAGTTTTAAGTCAAACATAATTATGCAGGTGTTTTATCAACATAAGTAGCTGAAGTATTAGGTGTTTTGTCTGTATAAGAAGCGCTTGTATTTGGACTTAAATCTCCATAATATTTAAATATTAATTTGTCATCATTTAAGGTCGTTGTTGCTGTTAATCCTAGACCATCTAAATCAGCCACGGTTGCTTGGGTAGTTGTTAGTGTCCCCAAAGAACTTGTTGCCGATAAAGCTGGCATAACACCAATTGTAGTAAAATCAACTGTTAATGGACCTATAGAAGCGGTAGCCGATAAACCAGTTGGCTGAATTAGTGGATTAGATGAGATTGATAAACTTCCTAGAGTCGATGTAGCACTTAAACCAGTTAATCCCGTGACATCGGCTGGCGATAAAGAACCAACTGTTGAAGTAGCTGATAAAGCAGGTAGTCCAACTAATTGAGCTGCCGCAGTAAGTGTTCCTACAGAAGATGTAGCTGATAGTCCTGATAAAGTAAATGTAGCATCCGATTTAGATGTTAATGAACCAATTGTTGACGTAGCACTTAATCCAGTTAAACCCATTGTTTGATCAGCAGGATCAAGAGCTCCAACACTAGATGTTACGGATAAACCAGGTAAAGTAAATTGTGCAGCTTCAACAGATCCCCAACCATTAATACCCCAAGATAATGTGCCCCAACCTGGTTGTATTGATATTTTTTCACTAGGTAGGTTTACACTTGCTGTTGCTGATAACGCTGGTAAAGTTACATCAATAGATGATTCACCCCAATTTTCAAAACCCCATGTATCACTACCCCAACCTGTTTCAGGAAAAGTAGTTACAGACCCAACGCTTGTAGTTGCAGATAAACCTGTTAAAGAAACGGAAATAGAGTCTTGACTACCCCATCTGTTTTGACCCCATTGTAAAACACCCCAAGTATCTGGGTCTACGGTATTAGCTTGTCCACCCATTCCTGAATGGATTGTGCAGTAATAATAAAGTTGTGGTGCTGAAGCAGCAACAGTTATTTGAACTTGTGTTGCACTGTTTACGACTACTCCGGTAGTATACTCACTTCCAGAATTATGTGTTCCGTCTGATGTTGTAGAAAATCTAAATGGGTGAGCGGAAGGATAATTAAATATATAAGTGTAACCCTCAGCAAGATTTAAGGTATCTTGTTGAACACCATCAATAACATATTTATTTCCTGAACCGGTGCTGATTACCGTTACTGTGAATGTTCGGATTGCCGACATAAGGACTTACTCCCTATGCTATCTGAACGATCGCGTTGCCTGCAGTTTGTGCTGGAAATTCTATTGTAAACGTTCCGCTTGTTACAGTTTTGTCTGAACCAAAGTTTACGACACACACAGATCTGTTAGTTGTAAAACCTGTAGAAGCTGTTGTGTTATAAATTAAACATCCTCTTGCTGTAAAAGAAGCAGAAGAAAATGATGTATTGTTAAATTTAACACATGCAGTGTCAGTTGATAAAACTGGATCAGCAGTTACAGTTAAAGTATTTCCACCTGTTGTGTATCCAGATGATGTTGAAGTTACTTCGTAAGTGTTTGTTGGATCAGCTGTACCATCTGAAGGTGCTGTATATTGAGTTGTTGCCTTACTTAAAGTTGCAGAATTACTTGAATATAAAGCTAGTTTAAAAGTGTTACCAGCTGGAGACCCTCCAGTTGTATTTAAATTGTGACCGCCCTGTAAAATTTCTTTTTTAAAACTATTACAAATTGCCGATGTTATTGTCATATTTTACTCCCTTTAAGGTGACGGTGATTCGATTGGTATACGGACAGTTCCATCTGTATAGTCATCTCTTCTTCGTCTTCCAACTTGCATTGCTGCAAACTTGGCTAACTCTTGTTTATACTTTCCTTCGTATAATGTCAACATATCAGTTGGCCCTTTTAAAAAAGAATATGCCTCTGCTAAACATGCATATAATAGGCCTTGAGGAAAATATTGACTTATATAAGTTGTTGTATTGCTTCCTGATAAAGCTTGTGGAAGCTTATTCCAATGAATTATAAACTTATAATTAGCGTCTGGTGTTGGAGCTATATAAATTGCTCCTGATGTAGAACTAGAAACGCCAGTTGCGCCACCAAACATTGCATAGTATTTAGGAAGTCCAGTTACATCTTGACCTGTCTGACCTCCAGAATTTCCAGTCAATTCTCCCACATATTCTTGTATGAAAGTTTGATCTCTTTTTTCTAACCACTGACCTTGAATTGTATTTGATGTAGTTGAATTAAAAACTTGTACGCCTCTTACAAACAAACACTCAGCAGGAACATTTATAGAATTATTATCTTGTGCAAATTGAGATGCAGATTGTTTTCTGTCAGCATCAATTGGTACATCGTATGCAATTCTATATTCAGCATTCATAATGAATTGATCTACAATAGTTGCCGTAAAAACATTAGAGTCTACTTCCGTATAATCTCTAATTGCTGTTGTTAGTGTTGCGTATGTGAATCCAGCCATAATTAACCTCTATCATTTATCGGTCCAATTGTACACTGAAAACCGCCTCCTGTTGCCGTGCTAGATGCGTTTGAAACAAGGGGCACGGTTAATGAATTATATTGTGTTTCTGTTTGAGTTGGTTGTGGACCAACAACTATAGTTGTAGCTACAGCTGTAGCTAAATAAGATCCAAATACTTTAGCTCCACTGTTATGGCTTCTTGCTGTTGTAGGAGTTAGTGTTTCACCTCTATAAGGCGCAGATGTTCCACGTGTACAACCAGTTAAATTATTACCAGCTTTACCTGTATATTGAATTACTTCATTTAAAAATTTTCCATAATTTGCTGTGTTAGGTGTATTGTCAAATTTTTCTATCATAATAAAACCAGCAGTTGGAAATTCAGTAGCGTCTGTTAAAGTTATTGTAGCAACAGAATCATTTATATTTCCATTTAATGTTGTTTCTAATTCTAATGTTGACACAGCAACACCGCCTACAGGAACTTTTACTTCTCTAAATCTTACATAAGTTGTTCCAGCATTAAAACCATTATTAGGAAAAGACACACTTAATGTTCCTGACGCTGCTGTTGTTGTAAAAGGATCATTTGGTAAAATATCTTCTACCGGAAATTCTGTTCTTGCAGGTCGTGCATGTTGTAAACCTTGTGGGTCTGCCCCTACAGGATGTGGTTGTAGTTGTGGTTGTTTAGGTTCAAACTCAGAAATATGTACCCAAGCTCCAGTCCACTCTTTAACCATTTCATTGTATGGAAATGCTGCACCTGATCTATCTGATATTGCTAGTGCTCTTGTTCCTTTTGAAAATCGTGCCATTATACATTTGGATAATAGGTTTTCGGTGTAATATACGTACTTGCCGCTGATCCATCCTCCGATAGTGCTCTTGCTAATTCATCTTCATAAAGCAATTTCAT